CCGCCGCCACTCGAAAGTATCCGCGGTCAAGAGCGGGAATTGCCGCCCGTGAGTATCCGCGGTCAAGAGCGTGCACCGCCGCCCGTAAGTATCCGCGGCGAGGGAATGAAGGGCGGCGCGTGGTGGGACGCGCTCGACCCGGCCAAGAACGGCGTGAGCGCGGCCTTCAATAGCGCCGGCGCGGCAATCAAAAACGAGTTCGAAAATCCCGACAGCAAGCTTCGCAAGGAGATCGTTCCGGCGGTTGCCCATGAGTTTACGGACAAGGGGTCGGACCTGCGCTCTAAAATTCTTCCGGGCGCGTCCAAGGCCTTGAATGTGGCAGCCGGTGTGATTCCGCAGCTGGCCCCGCTGGCAGGGGCGGTGGGCGCGGCGCAAAAGGTGAATGAGGGCGCGGCGGCCATTGGGTTTGGAAAGGGGGACGCGCACCACGCCTACCCGCCTTCCTTGGTCAAGCTGTTGGTTGAGAAGGCGGCGCGCAAGGAGATGCGGAAACGCAAGCGCGAGGAGGACAAGGGGGCGTTTCCTAGTGGTCTGGCGTGAACCAAGTTTATTCTAGCCTGTACCCTTTAGCGCAGACCGCTCTCCATCATATCGTGGCCGCGCTTGCCGCCAGCCGACATGCCGCCGCCCGATCCCCCCGCGCCGTAGCGCTTGGCCATGTGGTGGAAATTACCAATGCCCAGGGCGGTGCCGCAGTGGCCAAGCATGTGCGAGCCGCCCACCAGGCGGTGGAGGTGCGCCGTCGTGATGCTGTTGGCCGTCGTGACCGAGATCACGTCGCTCGTATTGAGGATCGTGCGGCGGATCGTGGAGGAGCCCTGGCAGGTCTCGAACATGCCGGACGAGACGGGCATGATGGTCATGGTGTACGTCTGCGCCGGGAAGAGGCCCGGGCTGGCACCCGTGTTAAAGAAGCCGTTCGTATTGTCCAGATCGACCGTGATCTGCGTCGAGTAGTTGCCGAGGCAGCCCGGCGCAAGGCCGGGGCTCAGCGTAACGTCCGTGCCGACGCGCAGCGCCAGCGGGCCGCCGCACAGCATGCTGGACGCGCCATAGCCACCGTTCGAGGTCTCAGTCGACACGCCCGCATAGCCGGCCCACTGCAGCCACGGCATGTCAATGCCGGCCGCCGTGGTGCACGCATAGAGGTGCTGCTGCTGGAAGTTCGAGCAGAGGTTTGAAAAGTTATCGAACGTGACGGACGCGCGCGTGATGGGCACATAGGGGATGTTGCGCGTCGAGCCGACGATATTGGGCTTGACCCACACGAGGATAATGTCCGGGCAACTCGACAGCGTGATGGTCTGACTGGAAAAGGTCGTGGTGCCGCCGTTGCTGAGCGGCGCCGTGATGTTTGAGAAATAGCGCGGGAAGTCCGTGTAGGGCACGGACGAAATGAGCGGGACGCTGATGCCGGGCGCCGGCGTGAGGAACTGGGCGAAGATGGTCGGGTTCACGAAGCCGTTGTAGGTCGAGCTGCTGCCCTGCGGCGGCGTGATGGCCACCGAATCAATGACCGTATTCACGCCGCTGCACTTGATGATATTCGCGCCGCCCGGGTACGCGACCGTGGCGTCGTACCAATACGGGGTGCTGGCAGCAGCAGTCGGGACGCCGCCAACAAGGCGGGGCGTGGTGGAGGCCGTGGACGGGCTCTGCAGGTTCATGGTGAACTGCATGTTCGTGCAGCCGAACAGGCCGACGCTGGACATCTCGCTCGTCTCGCGCCACAGGAACGGGCTCACGGGGATGGGCTCCGTGACGAGGAACTGCATCTGCACCACAAAGCCGGACGTGCCGGTGATCGTCTGAGGAACGCCGACTCCGACTAGCGGCGTGAGGGNGTTAATCGGGTTCTGGTCAACTGCGTACAGGCCCCAGCACGGAATGCCGTTCATGTAGCGCACTGTCTGGCCGTTGAGCGGGTCCGTGTAGACGCCGTTGCCAAGAAGGATGCCGCCCGCGGGGATGGCCTGAAATGCACCCGTGCCTCCCTGAAGAGCAACCGTGACGCCACTGCCGGCGCCGCCATCCGGGATCGTCGAACTCGTGGACGGGTTGTAGAACACAACGGGCCACGCGCCGTTGGGGATCTGCGCCTCGGACGCGTCGAGGAACGTGGCGAAGTTGCCGTTATGGGCGCCCGGGTATGCGGCCGTGCCGTCGCCCGAATCCGCGCGACAGTTGGCGTACACGTCGAAGCGCGTGGGCGTGGTGCGCACCTTGCGGACGCTCGGCACGTTGGAGAGCAGCAGCACCTCGCGGAGCGTGTCGCCGTTGGTCGTAACGTTGGCGTCATTGACGGAGATCTGCATGTTCGTGCACAGCGAGCCGAGTGGAAACATCGAGAGGCAGATATCCTTGCCCGGCAGCACCATGGTGTTGAGGCCAATGGAGCTCAGCGAGGCCGTGGAGCCGAATCCTGCAGTGGTGCCGGCAAGCGGCGGCGCGCCGGCCACGCCGTTCTGCCACGCCGGGTAGGGAACGGACGCAATGGTCTGTCCGTTGACAGCGTCCGGGACGCCGGAATACTTTGCATTGAAACGGAGGTAGACGCCGCTGCGCCAACGGATATCGCGCGACGTAAAGACGCCCAGGTTCGGCACCTGCAGCTGGTATGTGTGCTGACTCGAGTTTGCGCTAATGGCCTGGAAGGGCATTACCGTGTTGGAAAGCGCGCCCTTCTGCACGAGAAAGGTCGGCTCCTCCTGGACCAGGCGCGGGNCCCACACACCGACCTTCTCGATGTAGGACGACGTCATTCTTGTCAGAGCCTTGCTGTGCACACACCCGGCCTTTAAGCTGCGATTCCTCCGCGCTGGCTGGGGCAAATGGCCGTATTTCTGTTCACTCAATGGGCTCAAACAAAAACTTTAGGTTGCAGCTCCCGCCTGGGCTCAGCGTGACTGGGATGAGCTGCTGGGTAAGGCGGTTCCGCCACCACAGCACGAAGGAGATGGTCTGGAAAATCGCCGTCTCCTTGAGCGAAATGCGCCTATACTCCCCCGTCGGGATGTAGAGCGTAAAGCTCCGGTAATCATTCGCATTGGTCATGGCGACTGAAAAGTCCGTCAAGATCTGGGCGGTCTGGTTTCCGCTGACCGCTCCCGTACTGGCCGGAGACGTGGACGGCACGTAGGTGGCGTTTCCGACAAGCTCCTTCTTTAGCGGGATGTCCGCGGAGGTGATCACGATCGCATCCACCGGGCACCAGATGGTCGACGTTGACTCGAACTGCTGGTGCAGCGTGTAGTAAAAGCTCAGGGGGTACTGGTTCAGGATCGGGAACTGCGGAAAGTCTGTTGCGGTGCTCGGCAGCGGCAGCGTGATGCCCAGACGCGCGAGCCTGTCCGCGTAGGGCGGAAAGTTCAGGCCGAGCTGCGGCGTGGCTGTGACCGTGGACGTGTAGGGCGGGACGGCAAGCGTAGGAGGCGAGGTAAGCGCCGACTCCAGTGGCTGACTCACGCCTCCCCAGATGTAGGGCACGTAAGTATTCGTCCCCAAGGTCATCACGAAGCTCGAGAAGAGGTTTGCAAACGCAACGTCCGAAACGAGATTCATGCTCTCGAAAAAGGGGGTCATGTTTCCCTTGCGCACGGGCGCACCGCCCGAAAGACCCAGAGAGTCTTCTGCGCCATTGATCGAGTAGGTGTCCATGTGGAGATCAAACAAGTTCGAGGCGTTATACGAGAACCACGGCGACGCTGAGGCCACGAGCGGATCGGCCTCGTTACGCTGTAGCGTGCCCGGGTACGCGGCGAAATCCGTTGACGGCACCCAGAACCCGTTCAGCGGCGGTGCGAGGCCGCCTGCCGCGATTACACTGGTGCTGTAATACTCGAGCCCCTGGTAGGTAACGTATTGGGCCGGGTTATATGCCTGTGTCGAGTCCCACGAGCTTTGAACCGGCTGGCCTGCAAGTCCCCATGACGGGTTTTGCTCGGGGCTTTTGCCGTTGCCACTCACATCCGTGAGCGCCACCCATACCTGGCCTTGGTAAATGGCTCCGGTGCCCTGGAAATAGCTGGCAGTGCTGGACCAATTCGTGGTGGTTTGCCTGCCGGGAACGATGGTAGCTGTCCCGGATCCCAAAGATGCCCAAAAGCTGGGAACACTAACACTCCCTGGTGAAGAGGTATACGTCGTGGGCGTGGTGCGGATCAGGTTGCAGACGATGTTATTACCGGCAGAGTTAACTGCCGCGACGGTGTATGAGCCGTTCAAACTCCTGATGTCGGACACGAATCCAGTAGAATTTTGGGGAAACGCTGGCGGGAGGNACGGCCCATTAGTGCAGATCAACTGGGTCTCGCCAGGGGTAGTGCTTCCCACGGCAGAAACTGTCCAGGTGCCATTGGCATCATAGGTTTCATATGACTGATATTGTAGCTCGAATCGCGTGTATGTCGGGATTCCGCTCACGATTATGGTATCGCCCGCTTGATAAACCCCAGTCGTGAGTGGTGACAGTGTGAAGGTAACCAGCGATGTAATGATTGGATCGACTCTTACGCCAACGATTGATGACGTCGTTACCGGATCCGGGTAGGTCGGGACCCCGCTGATGGTAACCGGGTACCCGACCTGGTAGCCAGTGGCAGCGCTAGCAAAGTTGAAGGTGACCTGTGTGCTGGACACGCTGAACCCGGTAAAGGTAGTGGGCGAGACCGTGATGGGAGACGTGGGGTAGATTGGGCTGGCGCTAGTGGAAGGCACATTGACCTGGGCCACATATGCCACGCCCACTACGCTAGCAGATGGGGCTGGGTAAAAAACGACCTGGCCCGGTACATAGGTGTTGGCCGCTGCAAAGGCAACCGGTCCGCTGGTTAGGGCGTCGAGGAAAACCGACTTCTGGATCTGCAGCGACTGAAGCCGCAAATCTGACGCCTTAATGGGCGGGCCCCTGACCGCACGATCAATCGCCGGATTGACCACATTGGCAAGGAAGTTTGAGATGCTGTAGCAGTAATAATAAGGCGCGGTGGGCGGAGGCCCCGTTGCCACCGGTGGGTTTGGGATGGCCGCTGTAAGGTCTTCCGGGACCCACGTCAGATTTGTGAAGGCGGTAAGGCTCAAATCGAACGTTCCAGGCCCGTTCAGAATCCCAAGCGGGGCACAGTACGTTCCAGACGGATTGGGTGTGGCTGATCCGTTAAGCTGGATGATGCTGCCAACGGGGATGCCAAAGATCTTTGCCCNCCCCGACGGGTCATAGGAGCCGTGCACCGTAAAGTCGATCGTGACGCGCGTATTGGATTGGTTATTGGCAATGGTCAGGTAGGACGCCGAGCCACCAATAAACTGTCCAGTGCCTCCAATCGGCAGGTTGGNGTTATAAGCACCAAAACTCAGGTACTGGGTGCCCCCGGGCGTTACTGCGGTGTTCAGTTGATCGGGCCATGTATACCCAGCCGTCCCCGTCTGGCTGATAACGCCCTTGAACCGACTTTGCAGAAGGTTCCACGTGACTTGAATGGGCGCCGGGGTGTCGTTGGCTGCAGACGTCACGTAGTTATAGACGGTCATGACAGGCTGCGAAAACCCCTTGCTACCAATGGTCGGATACCCCACGGCCATTGGGATGCCTGACTCGTTTGTCTGGGTGCCCGGGATGGACCGAAAGACTGATCCCGAGGTGCGCATTTGAACCCCGACGCGGTAATCTAGGTAGTTGATGTCCTTGGCATCACTTGGGTTCGGACACACGTTGGGGACAAAGACCGGCAAGTCGCGCGTAGACAGGGCACAGCGAATGAGCGAGACGTGGTAGTTCTGGGCACCGTTCTTGAGCAGCTCAATCGCACGCGAGTCGCTAAAGGCCGCAGGAAAGCTCGACTTGGGCAGGTTACTGCCGTAGGGTGCGATTGCGACCACGTTGGCGTTATAGTAAAGGTTTCCCGTCATGGCGCCGTTTCGGTCGCGCTTGAGTCCGCCGTCGTTGGCGTTCGAAAACCCCGTGGATACGTTAATGCCGCCCTCCTTGCGCACATAGCCCGCCATGGCTACTTGTGGATCACCGCGTAGGTGATTCTGGTCACGGCCTCGTCGGGCGTGCCGCCTAGCGACTTGATGTAGCTGATGTAGTCAGGAAGCGACTGGGTGCAGTGCATGAGCCGTGCGGCCACGTGGCGCCCGCACGTGTTCGACTCGTCTGCCTGTAGGTGGTGGGTGTTATGCTCGACGCGAATTCCGCGCTCCTTTGCGGTGGAAAGGATCGTGCCGAGCAACGGGAGCGTCTCGTGGAGTGACGTGAGTCTACTCTTATCGAGCCACGCGCGATCCCCGTCCACCGGCGTGCCAAACGAATCGAAGACCTCGATTTTCCGTCCCTCCTCGTGCTGAAGGACGCAAAGCCAGTGGCCCCGCGTGGCGCTTCGCGTAAGAAACAGAAGCACCGTATNCCCGCCTGGCCCGAACAAGGTTTCTAGCGTCTCGCCACTGAGCTTCGGGTACGTAAGGATCCGCACGTTCGGGTTGCGCAGGCACTCACGCAGGTCGTCGTCGGACAGCGGGTACTCCATCAGCTGACGCAGGTCCGGGTGCGCCATGGCGGGCGTTGAGCATACCTTCAACTGTGGCGGCATTGAGGCCTGTGGCCCGCTCGTCAAGTGCCTGAACCATGACAGGTGCGGCAAAATGTGGTCGCGGTGCATGCTAAACTACCGCGGCGGCTACTGCGCAACGTGCGATTACTTCGTGTTCAACTTCCAGAAACCCTACCTGAAAAACCACGCCTGCTTAATCTGCGGCCTGCCCACCACGCGCCACCCGCGCGGCGCTCAAAAGCCCGTGTGGCGCTGCCAGCGCAACACATGCCGCGACGACTGGATGTAAACTGGATGCCCCGTTCTTTACAAGACCCGCGCAAGTACACACGCATCGAGGTTCCCCGTAAGATTGGCACTGCCAACGCCAATGTTATTGACAAGCGCACTGGTGGTGCCATATACGGACAGGCCATATGTGATGTAGCACCCCTTGACGTAACTCGGATCATACCCAGTCGTTCCAACAGCAGGGCCGGCATTCGAAGGGAATGTGATCGGAGCAACGAGACTGCTCGAAATAGTCCCGGTGAGTGGAAACCCCGTAATGTTAAGAGGCTGTGTCCACTGGTCGAGGGTAGTCGATGTAACGCCCCCAGTGCCGTTGGGGATGTTGAGGGTTGCCTGTACGATATACATGCCTGTTGTGGCAGCTGGAACCACGATAGCTCCCCACTGAATTGAGTAGGGCGCATACAGCATGTACGTTGCACCCTTCTTCAGCGTAAACGTCGTGGCAACGGCAGGGGCGGTAAGAATCGGGGTAAAAACGTTATTTGCAATTGCAGTTGGCACGCTAAGGGCATAGGTTCCCAGGTCAACAATATTTCCCGACACGGAACTCAGCGCGCTGCCACCACCCACCGATGGGCTAACACCCACGCTGCCATCGGATGACGTCACGAGACAGCCCGGAACCCACGTCGACATTTTGAGCACAAACGTGGGACTTGGACGCTCTTTTTGTGTTATTTTAAAGGCGGTATCTTACCTATTCTCGCCCCCGCTTCCCGCCCGCCTCCTCTTCCACTAAATCACCCAAATCCGCCTGCTGTCCTGGCTTGCCCATGGCCCTGAGACAGGCCGGTACAAACTTCTTATGATAGAAGCGCTCCGCTTGTTCGGCCAGACAGGCCGCATAAGCCGGCATGTAGGGCACGTGCGTGACGTGAATGGCCCGCGGCTGCCAGCACACGAACCACGCCCGCTCCATGTTGCGATATTCCGACCGCTGTCGCGCCAGATGCATAGAATACTGAAGCTGGATAAGGTAGTGCTCCGGTAGGTTTTTCCAGTACTTGCAGTAGGGGTGGCGGTCCGAGTCGCGGTGATGCGCCGAGCACTTATACTCCACCAGCTCGTGGACTGTGGTGTAGCACGCCTGGCGCCGCAGCTCCTGTTCCCTACGTCCGTCGTCCGTTTCGGGTTCTGTCTCTGCGGCGATAGAGTCGAGCGTCCGCTGATCCGCGTTGCGCCTCTCAAGGATCCCGTCCGGTGAGAAGCCCCCAAACCACATTTGCTTCTTGCCGCACACGAACCCGCAGTGGGCTATTGTGTGCATGCCGGTGCTGGGCGTCAGGAAGCTCTCACGAAAGGCCTCCTCTGCGTGCGGCTCGTGAAGCGTTCCCCACGCCGTGTAGGTGTTGCCGGTGTAGGCGTGGCTTTTCGGGTAGACCTTGGCATACAGCATCTTGCGCCGGCTGGTGAAGGGGCTCTTACGCACAACACTGGCCACCTGACTAGCCGAGAGCTTATAGCGCCTGAGCTTATACCNCCCGGGTCCGCGCTGCTCCAGGCCCTTACTCCCTTCCGCTTCCGAGCTACTTGAGCCGCCGCCGCCACCACCACCGCCGCCCCCGCCATCCGTAACGTCCTCTGACGAAAACACCTTGAGCGCGGTGGCAAGCGCCTCTTCATCATTGGCCGCCCCGGTTGCCTTCATGGCGTCGCGGATCTCCTTGACGGCCCCTTCTCCCTGTTCCCATGGCATGATGCCGGAGAGGGCGCTGTCGTCTGCGGCCGGGCCGGCGGGCAGCTCGTTGAGCTCATAGACGCGATGTGACTCGGGCGTTGACAGCTTGATGGTCTCAAAAGGCATCAACCCTAGGGCCATGCACGACGTGGCCAGCACATCCTCCACGCTGGGCTTGGGCGGGTAGCGCGCCCGCGGCTCGGGACGTGACAAAGCCCCCTTTTTCTGGCTCGATTTCGGAGGCATTTTTACGCGTTTTTTCGTTCCTGCTTCCCGACTTTGCAATGGTCCGCACCATGCGCGCCCGCCTGAGCTGTGGCGGACCGTTAGCCTCGCGACGCCTTCCATTCATCGAGCCGCTGCCGTTCAAACCGGTACGCCCCAGCCGCCCGGCCATCCTTCGCCACCGCTCACATCCCGAGTGCGACTACTGCAACCACAAGTACAACTACACCCCACCCGAGCCCGTTGTTAAACGCCATGTCATGCCGCTTCCCGGGGCGGTCGGTGGTCCCTCCGTCGAACCGGGTGGGGTGTGTTTCTGTTACGGTTGCAGCAACCTCCATTACGACCCCGACCCTCTTTGCCCCGGGGATAAGGAAGCTCGACATGCCCGAATCGTAGAGTACCTAGCCTCACTACGCTAGATTGAACCCCTCCGCCCGACTCCCCCCGTTTGCCCGCGCATTCTCATTCTCGCGATGCGCCATATATACCAGCCGCCAGGCTGGGGGTCATCGTGAGATTTCTTCCTTATATCGCATCCCGAGACCCGAGAATCCGAAACTCCCGCCCT